AAGAACTACGCCTATATGGGTAAAGGAAATGGGGCGGAGACATGGACTCTCCCTGCTACCGCGAGTTTATCATCGGGCGTGGTGGTTTATGTTTATCTTGATGAGGTGTGTGACGGGGCGGTGACGCTTGCGTCAGACGCTTCTAACATCACGCTATCGAGTGGCTCAGTATCGAGTTTCGTCATGAAGGGCAGGGGCAACCAAGCGTTATTAGCTTGGGATGGCTCTGCGTGGCAGGTGCGTCAGTCCAAGCACACCAATGTGAGGGGAACTATCCAATATCTCCAGACGGAGAGCGGAAATGCGACCCTGAAGGTGGGCTTCAATCATAGGAGCGTTTCGGATACAGCGGTGACTTATACCCTTCCCGCTCGCTCCACGATTTCCACCTTTGACACAATCATGGTGAGCCGAGGGGTGAATAACGGGGTAGTGACCATTAACCCTGCGGTGGCGGATGCGGGGGCTAATGCGATATTGACTGCTGGAGGGTACGCTTCAAGCCTCAAGTTAAAGGCGAGGGGCGATTATGTTCGCTTCATCAATGATGGGTCGAAGTGGGTGACGGAGCAGGGTCGAGTGGAAAGAAATGCGGAGGTCTTTAGTTCAAGCCCTGCGATTATTTCTGAGGCTAATACCTTTGCGGTGATAGCGACAGGTACAGGTACTTGTGAGGTAGTGCTTCCCGCTTCAAGCCTACTTGCAGATGGCGATGAGTTTGTGATTTACGCATCTGGCAGTCAAGATGTGACGATAAGCCCTGATGGGGTGGACTCAGGGTCGGTGTTTATCTACACAGGGTCTGTGCAGAATAACAGCGTGACACGCACTTTGGCGAGTGGTGGCTCTGTTTCTTTGAGGTGGTCTGAGAGCGACACTCGCTTCTATATGGAAGCCTCAAGGGGTACGGCTTCCTTCTATGATGTGGGAACGGGAGCGAATAACATCGTACAGCTAGATGGCTCTTCAAGGCTACCTGCGGTAGATGGCTCTCAGCTTACGGGTATCGTGACGGGAACGGGTCGCTTGGGTTACACGAAGGTGACTTCAAGCGGTTTAGCCACGAAGCTCTATCATCATAGCGTGGACACCACAGGGGGTGGGGTGACGCTGACGCTCCCAGCTTTGGCTGATGTGGATGAGGGTGATTTCTTGAGGGTGAAGCTGACGACTAAGGGCGGTAGCAACACCTTATCTATTTCTCCTGCTGTGGGGGATAAGATTGAGAAGTCCACTTCCTCTATCTTGATGGATGTGGAGGGGGATTTCTTGGAGTTGGTGGCGGATACTACGGGTGGCAATTGGGAAATCGTAGGCTAAAGCCTCAACAGAAAGGAGATAGAAATGCTGACAACTAAGCTAGAGAAGAGTGCGTTTTTCGCTGGGGCGTTACAAGTGACGACCTCATCGAACTCATGGAGGGTCATGCAAGCCACGAGAGTGGTGCGTACTGATTTCGTACTTGCAGAGGGTGCGGTTGGCGGAAACAGCGTCATCAACATCATCAAGAATGGAAACCCTTTGGATATTAAGGCGACCGCTACCTTTAATGGGTCGAGTGGTCTTGTCTTAACAGACGCGAGCGACTTTGATTTAGCGGAAGGGGATACCCTTCAGATTATAGTTCCACAGGTGGCACCGACTGCTGGGACTGACTTACTCGTGCAGTTTCTTTACTATCCGATTTGAGGATTTTCTATTGAGAATAAATAGATAGGCTCTATTCACTAGTGGTTTTCATTGAGGTTGTTGTATAATATAGATAACCTCAATGAAGACCCACCTGAGAATAGGAGTCGCTCTATGGAACTCAATGGCTATAAGATAGAACTCGTCAATGGAGACCTGTATATCTATGAGGGGGAAGTCCTTATCCAAAAGACTAAGGGCAACCCGACTAAGCTAAACAACCCCCCCTTCGCGGATATGGATGAAGCACAGGCTTACTTTATGACCACAGGCTATGGGGCGATTTTCGAGCCTGCTCCTGCCGACCCTATTGACCCCTCAGTCGCTCAGTAAGGGGGGTTTAATAAATGACTATCATTAAGACCCTAGTGGGTAAAAACACTAGCAACCTATCTCTCGACTTCTCTGGAAGCCCTATTCCCTTCAGCATTAACCCCGACAGCTATTCTGTGGGGCGTGAAGTATTGGATAAGGCGACCCTTTACCCTGTACAGAATAAGACGACATCAGCCTTCGCGGATTTAACCGACTACCCTCAGAGGCGATTTGGAGGTTTCCATTTCAGCCCGAAGGTGGCTTTAACTTCCATGCAAAACGCTCACAGCACCACCTATGTGAACTCAGAGATAAACACATGGAGTTCCATTGACCCTAGTCTTTCAATGACGGGAGATAGGGATACGCGGTTAAACAGCGGTACATCATTTAAGTTTCAAGACGCGACAGGGAAGACCCACTATCTAGTGGACTTAAATGAGGTTTCAGTAGCCACCTACGCTTCACTGAATCTGCGTCTTTTGCTCATTCAAGGCGATGACCCGACAGCCCCTGAGAGAGTGGTGGCAAAGGATTTTGGAACAACGCTCCCTACAAACTTTAGAGGTATCACAGCCCATAGCGGAACGATACTGAGTTGTAGAGTTCTGTGCGTTGATGGCTTGAACAAGAGGGTTTTCTTTCTAGGGATGTCCAGAAACTCCTTGTATCAGTGGTATGGGGCTTTCGGGATTGTGGTTGGAGATTTAACCACTATCCCTGTTGATGGGACACTCAATATCACTAACTTGAGGGTGATGACGGGTCAGCCGATTTCGCAGTTATACGCGAGCCGTTATGCAATCCCTTATATGGACTCCTTCTGTGGCTTTAATAACGATGGCGACCCCATCTTTATGACCACATTAGAGCAGGATATAACAACGATAGGTACGACCTCTGCGTATGCATCCTATTATCGCTATTGGGCGACCCCATATGGGATGATGAAGAACTCGACGAAGCACAGGGTGGTGTTCTACAAGTATAACGCTTCAACGGATAACTGCACGACTCTAGCCGACCTTCAAGGGTTAAACTCGTGGAGCGATGGGAGCGGTTTAGTTAACTCTAGTGCTGATGGATACTCAGGTATGTGTCAGTACAGCGGTTGGGTAGCTTCACCGATTGCGGGAGAAGATAGCGTTTATTATAACTATCATCTCACTTGCAGTAGAACAGGGGGCTGGAACCCGACTATACTGAGGTATCGGTGGAATAAGTCCAACGACACTTTCCAAGTGAAGCAGGTTGCGATTGACCTTACGGGGTCAGGTGAGACTGATATTAGGGTACTCTATAAGCACCCTGATGAGTACTGCCAGACGGATGCCAACGCTATCCTTTATAACTTCGGCACTAATACGATGATTTTCACGAAGGATGCCTCGGATAACTACTACTTGTCTATGGTGACGCAGTTTGGCTCTGCGGGCTTCCTAGCACTAGCTCAGGCTAATGCGGGTGGAAATATCCTTTCTTTCTCGCTGAATAAGACGGATATGTCGAGCGTGACATATCACTCTCACAGCAGGGTTGACGCTTTGAAGATACAGCCCTTAAACGCTAATGGCGATGTTCTAGGGGGTATCCATGCGGGAAGTGCGAAGCTGTGGGCTTGGTCAGCAGGGGGCTTCGTGCAGAGCGTAAGCCAAAGCGGTACTTTCTATTTAGTGACCCAAGATATGGAGGGAAATACTTGGGGTGTTTCTTCATCTACGAGTGAGATTTACACAGGGGGTACTGATGTACTTGCCACGAGTAAAGAGTTCACGATGGATGTCCACCTTCTATCACAAGATGTGCCTAATAGCGTGAGCGTGGCGTTTGAAGACGCGACCCTCTCATATAACGGCTCACCTCTAACGAAGAACATAGTGGTCAATGCCTTTGATACCTCTGGGTCGAGGATTTCCACGAGCGTAGTTCTAAAGATAAGCGGAGCGGTGTCAACCTTCCAATCTAATGGATTGACGACCTTGACTATTAACACAAGTGCCGCAGGAGATACTCTTGTACCGCTCACAATCACAGGTGCAGGGTTCATCAATGTCTCTGCTTCCTTCGCTATCTAAGGAGCATAAGAAATGGCTAAGATAAAGACTATTAACGGACACAGGACAGCGGTCAACACTCGGTATCGCCTCTCAAGAAATACGGGTTTGGCTATCATCGAGCCAGATGATAGTTATGTGGTGATGGGCGATGAAGTGATGGACTCTCAGACGCTCTATTCCATCAATGGAAAAGATGTTGCGGGTCTTTCGAGTTTAAGGGGGGGCGATTATGTTCCACCCCACAACCACTTCTTAATGACCACGAAACCCTCCGCCCACACGCCTCAAGCCTCATCTACAGGTTATTATCAACTCCCTGTAAATATGTTTGGGAGGGGTAATAACGGGTATCGCTGTGTTTTGGATAAGGCGACTCGTCAAAAGGCGGGGGTAATGTACGCCTTCCAAGATACCGCAGGAGTTGACCACCTCTTAGTACAGGTGAAGGAAAACGCAACGGGAGTTGCCCCCACCACCGAGATTATCTTGATTGAGGGTGCGTCAGTCACAGGGGCAGTTAATAAAGCGGTAATGCCGACCCCTCCTGCTCACGCTGAGAACACCACCTATTTAACGAGTAGCTCGCTAGATGTCCTCTATGTGGATGTGGCTAATAAGACTATTTATTTCCTAGCGAACTTTTACCGCCCCTCTAACGCCAGCTACTTTTATTTAGCCAAGAACGACCTTTATAGGGCGAGCTTCACCACTACAGCCGTAGATGGAAGTTTAACTTTCTCAACCCCCACGAGGTGTTCAGCTATCAATGTGGGTGGCTTTAACGGAGGCTCAACCTATGTTGAGAGTCAGCCTCGCTTCTTCTGTGGGTTAAACAACGCTGGGAAGCCTTGTTTCTTAACTATCCAAGAGAACCAATGGGCATTGCAGAGTTTATCCATTAACTCTGCATATCAAGATGCCGACCCTTATGGGGGTGACGCAGGGTATTGGCGTTCTGCGTTTAGTGGACAATCCTTCCGTCACGCGATGGATATTTATGAGGTGGGTAGCAATACAACGACTCGTATTGCGGATTTAGGTTTAACCTATACCAACACCTCATCTATGGGGTCACGCTTTGGTGGACATAGGACACCGACTCACTTTGAGCCTTCTCCGATTGCGGGAGAGTCGAATATTTACTATGCGTACACGCTTGTGTTTAACCAAGCTGGTACTGCGATTAACTTCGTGAGATTTAAGTGGAATAAGGCATTGGATACCTTTGAGACCACCTTATTAACAGGTGTAAATCTCAAAGACTATTGGTCGGATTTATTAGCGGTCACGACTACGAGGGCGTTAAACACCTGTGTCCTGACCAATGATGGGGCGGGTGGGTATTTCTTATCGGTCTTTGTAGAGCATTTCGACCAGACGACATTAGGTGTACATGGAACTGAGTCCAAGAATATAGTGGTCTTTACGCTCGACCCTACGGATATGAGTACTATGACCCTAAAGCAGTCAACGGCTTTCCCTGCTTTGAGGGTAGTGGGTGGAAATGAGAATAACACGACCCTTTACTCTATTGAGTCTGGTAGTGCGAAGGTGTGGACTTGGACTACTAATGGGTGGCTGAATACCTATACGACTCAAGGGAACTACATGGGCTTCGGTGAAGACCACAATGGAGTGCTTTGGGGAGTGAGTTGTAATAGTGCGGATATGAACGGTACGGGTTCAACCCCTTATGCGTTTAACACAGCGACACAGCAGTTAACGCTAACGCTTGAGTACTTGAGCCAAGAGCTTCCGAATAGCGTGATAGTGGAGTTTGTGGACTCATCAATCACTTATGCGGGAGTTTCTTTAACCAAGAACTTGAGGGTTAACGCTTATAATGTGGCAGGGGAGCGTATCGCAAAGAACTGCGTGGTAAAGATTAGCTCTTCCAACGCGGTCTTTACTTCTAATAACGCACAGGTGTTGAGCGTCACTACGAGTGATAGCGAGGACACCCTAGTGAGCCTTACGATTGATGGACCGGGGTTCATCAATGTGAGTGCGAGCTTTGAGCTATAAGGAGGCTTTAAGATGGCTATTCCTGCGTTCATAGACTATGCGGTCATAGAGGTATCGAAGGATGTCCGTAATGGGGCAACCAGAGGTAGTGAAGCCTTTAAGGGTTCGAGTGCCTCTCTATCGGTACTTGCAGATACCGACCTTATTCAGACCCCTGATGTTGGGTATGTGGTTTTAGGTCAAGCCACGAAAGTCGTGCAGAGGTCGGGAGCGACCCTTGCGGTGACGGGCGTGGAATATAGGGGTTCATCAACGGGTACGCTTGTAGAGAACATCTATTATGATGGGTTAAAGGTATTGGTATATGCAACTACCCCTAGACCTGCGGAGATTGGGGTATCAACGAATGTGGTGGTGGATAGAAATCAGCGTTTATATTGGTCTTGATTAAGACTTCTAGGTGAGGTGGTAGGCGTGGTATAAGCGAGTGCTTAAACTGCGTCTATCGCCTAACTAGGAGCGTTATGTTTAATCAGAGTAGCGTTGAGTATATAGACCACATGGGTGACGATAAGAGGGCTTGTCAGTCAGCGAGGGTATCCTTATTGAATGATGAGCCTTTTGAGGGTGGGGCGTTATCTGAGAAGGATAAGAGGCTGTTGAGATTTCTGATGAGGGAGAAGCACACTTCCCCTTTTGAACACTCGGTGATTTCTTTCCGTATAGAAGCCCCTTTACCTGTAGTGGCTCAGATAATGAGGCACAGGACTTTCTCATATAATCAGAGTTCGAGGCGTTATACGGCAGATGATGTGGAGTTCTTTGATGTTTCTATGTGGAGGAAGCAGGGAGAAAAGAACCTTCAATGTAGTGATGGAAATATGACCCCTATGGAGTGTGAGTGGCTTACGGACACCTATAAGGAGTACTGCCAGAGGGGACTTGATTTATATGAGTGGGCTTTGGACATGGGTACAAGTAGGGAACAGGCGAGGTTCTTCCTTCCTCAAGGAATGATGGCGAGGTTTTGGATGACAGGAAATCTTCATAACTATTTGAAGTTTCTCATCTTGAGGGATGATGAACACGCTCAAGGGGAGTGTAGGGAAGTGGCTCAGATGATTAGGGTACACCTTGAGAGGTTATTTCCAGAGACTATGAGTCTATTCAAATCGCTTGTAGATAAAACCGCATAGATAATGATAAGATAGACTCCTAACTAATAACTAGAAGGAGTCAATAAATGGATAAACTACTACTAGATAAGCGACTCTATATCGGTCTGGGTATAGCGGTGGGGTTGCTTATATTTCTTTATGGACTTCAAGGGGTATGGGCGGGGGTAGTTGCGTTATTTCTAGGGACTTCCGCCTCCAAAAAGGTTAAAAAGATTAAGGACTTAGATAGAGAGGATAGGGCTTTTAGGGCTACTATTTCTGAGAAAGAAAGTGGTATTATAGTGGAAGGAAAGAAAAGTGCTTCGGATAAGAAGCAAGAACTCAACGCATGGCTAGATAGATAAGGAGATATGAGAAATGTCTTACTATGTGCTTTTCTTAATCGCTTCTCTTTTAACCGATGGGGCTTTACCCGAAGGTGAGTGGGTAGAGATGGGGGAGTGGGTCAATGAAGAGGGTAAAATAGAGCTAAAGGTCTGCGACCAAGAGCTGGTCAATGAGCGTATGCGTATGCCGAGGGGGTGTGTAGCCCCCCTTGCAGGGGTTCTTTTAACTAGGTCATATTTCATGCGTTTAGAAATGGATAAGGTGGAGAGGGATAAGGTAGTGGAGGGGCAGGAGGAGTTAATCAAACAGCTTAAACAGCGTATAGCGGATTTAGAAATAAGGGCGAAGATAGCGGTAGTAGAGCCAGAGTGTTCTTGTCCTTCCACTATCTCCCCCTACATCACAGCGACTATCGGTGTCGGTGTGGGTGTCTTGGGCTGTGGTTTGATTAAGGGAGGGTTATAAGAAATGAATATGACCGCAGAAATAATCGCCACATGGGTAGGGCTTCTAGGTCTTGGCTTATCCTATTTGAAGGATAGGAGTAGTAATGAGAGGGAGTATGGTCGCCTAGAGCAAAAGGTGACGACCCTAGAGGGTGATGTCCATAACCTTCAAGGGTTAAAGGCTACTTTAGCGAAGGCGGAACAGCAGGTTCATACCCTTGAGAGTGAGGTGCAGGGCTTAAACTCTTTAAGGAGAGAAGTCCACACGCTATCGGTGGGTCTAGCTAGGGTAGAGACAAAACTTGACGCTATACTCACCGAGGTGAGTAGAAATAGAGGAGAGAATAAATGAGCCTAATCAATAAGCTGTCGAAGGCACTCGGATTAACCCCCCATGAGAGTGGTGAGCTTCTATTGAGGTCACTACCCTATGAAGAGGGTGAGGTGGCTTCCCCTGAGGCAAGACAAGTAGCCCCTGTGTCTGGTTTATCCAATATGAACCTCACAGCGGGGCTTGAGACAGAGGCAGAGGGGAAGGCTGAGAGGAGTACAGGGTTAGACTATAAACAGCTAGAGGGTATGACCCATATCCCTTTAATCTCAGCCATTATTCAAACTAGGGTCAATCAAGTGGCGGAGTTTAGCGTACCTAGACGCGATGGGGCTGATATAGGCTTCCAAATAAGATTAAAGGGGCAAGGTCAAACCCCTTCTGATGAAGACGCTCAGAGGATAGAAGACCTCTATGAGTTTATGCAGTATTGTGGCGACCCTAGATTAGCGAGTGATGTGGGCTTTGATGGATTTCTAAGGATGCTCGTGAGAGACTCGCTCACCTATGACCAAGCCTGTTTTGAAGTGATAAGAAATAGGAAGGGTGATGTTGCAGGGTTTCAGATGGTGGACTCCGCCACTATCAGAAGGGCGGCACTCTCAGAGGATGAGAAGCGGTCGGGTAGGCGTGACCCTCAAGGGACTCACTTTGTACAGGTGCTTGAGAATAAGGTGGTGGCTGAGTTTGGGTATGACGACCTGTGTTTTGGAATAAGGCGACCCCGCTCTATCATGCGTTATAGAGGCTATGGAAACCCTGAGCTTTCCGAGGCTGTACCTCTTATTTCTAATCTTATTTCTGCGGAGCAGTACAACTCAGCCAACTTCACTAATGGGATAGCTGGGAAGGGGATTATCGCAGTCAAGACCAAGATGAGTCCTCAGTTATTCACGCGATTTAGGCAGAGTTTCTACGCGATGATGAACGGGGCGAATAACGCTCATAAGACCGCCCTTATCCAACTCGACCCTGACTTCAATGAGGATGTCCAAAATGTATCCTTCGGTCAGTCGAATAGGGATATGGAGTTTCAAGATTGGCATAGGTGGCAGATTAAGATGATTTGTGCCATCTTCCAGATAGACCCTGCGGAGATAGGTCTAAAGATGGGTTCTGAGGGGGTATCCTCGACCCTTTCTGAGAACTCAGGGCTTGATAGGGTGAGGATGAGCAAGGATAAGGGTCTAAGACCTTTATTGAGGGCTATTCAAGCGTGGCTTAATGAGTATGTGGTGTGCGAGATAGACCCTAGATTTGAGCTAGTCTTTACGGGGCTAGATAAAGTGGATGCCCTAGCACAGCTAAAGCTAGATGAGGGTCGGGTCACTTCGTACATGACAATCAATGAGCTTAGAGCCACTAAAGACCTTCCCCCTATTGAGGGAGGGGATATTATCCTTAACCCTCAGTATATCCAAGCACAGCAGATGGGGATAGCCTCTAAAGCCCTAGAGATAGATGACCTCAGAGAACGCATTACAATGGCATATGATAATGAGGGTGGCGGTGATGAGTAAGTACACGATAGTGGTAAAGCGGGATAACAATGGCTATCTGGCTCATTGTGTGGAAACGGGGGACTCGGAGTATGGCTACTCATATTTGGATGTCACTTCCAACATAAAAGATATTATCCTGAGTGGAGATGAGGAAGCCCGCTTCAAGATAGTGGATAAACTAGGTAGCCGTCACGCAGATGACTGCGATTGTCCCAAGTGCGACCCTGATACCTATGACACTCAAGACTGAGAGGTGAAGTGATGGCTATCCAAGACTCCTATGAAGTACCGCAAGCTGTTAGGAATAACGCCAAGAGAGGACTAGCCCTTAGAAAGAAATATGGGCGAGGGGGCTTGGATACTCGTCAAGCACATGAGGCAGGGGTGGGTAGTGGGGTGCAACGGGCTTCCGACCTTATAAGTGGGTCTGTGAGTTATAAGACTATCAAGCGTATGTTGGCGTTCTTTAGAAGGCATGAGGTCTATAAGAGGGAGGGACACCATGAGAAGGAAGGCTCTGCGAGCTTGATAAGCTGGCTGATATGGGGAGGTGATGAAGGATATGAGTGGGCGAAGCGGATAGTGGAGGAGGCGGAGAAATCTTTAACCTTTAGTGACCTAGTGAAGTTAAGCCGTATTGACCAAAATGAGGATGGGAAGTCTTATCCGAAGAAATACTTCACAGGGCTTGATAAGGAGACATCTGAGAAGAGGGAGGCGGAGTTAGATAAGAGGCGTGAGGGGAAGGAGTCTTATAAGCCATTAGCGGGAGATGACCAAAAGACTAAGCCTTCCAAGTATAGCCAGACCCCTGTGGCTAAGGAGATAAGAGCGAAGCTAAAGGGTAGCTCTAAAGAGGAGTTTATCAGGGTGGCTTCGGAGGTGGGTGGGGTATCGGAGGGTATTATCGAGGAGGTGTATGATAGGGGCTTAAAGGCGTGGGCGACTAGCGGACACAGACCGGGGGCGACCGCTCAACAATGGGCGATAGCGAGGGTGTATTCATTTCTAACTCCGAGTGGTAAAACCAGAAAGACAGCGGATAAGGATTTATGGGATAAGCACTTGGAGGATAAGCGATGAGTAGTTTCCTAGACCTAGTGAGGCAGTATAAGTCCACGAAGGCAGAGCCTTTAGTCATTGAGGAAAACTTGACAACAGGGTGCGAGGATAATCAGTCGGTAGATTTACCAACCGATGAAGTTATCCATTTCCAAGAGCCTTCAATAATGGATAAGTCCGAGATAATGGATAAGTCCGAGATAATGGATAAGTCCGAGATAATGGATAAGTCCGACCCATCACCAACCCCAACACAGGTTGAGGTGGAACTATTAGCCATATCAAAAGGTGTGGGCTATATAGACATTTCAAACCAAGCGGGCTTCCCTAAACTCATGGGTGTTATTAAGTCTATTAGTAAGCTAAAAGCCGTTAATAATCGAGTGCTTAGGCTTAGTAGGGAGTTAAAGAAGGGGAGACTTCCTGTTAAAGACGCTCACTTGATGTTTGTGATGAGCCTATATGGAGATGAAAGGGAGAAGAAGTGGGTTGGATACCCTCACTCAATGACTATTCTTAGCTCCATACTCAATAAGAGCTTCGAGGGCTTTGGATACGGGGCTGACGCGGTACATGAAGTTAATACCGACCTCAAACCCTCCATAGATAATGAGGTTGATAGCGTCATCACCACCAGCTTGAACATTGAGTCCAAAGGCTTCTGAGGTGAGCATGACTATTTCATCATCGGCTAGTTTTCCACCCCTCAGTATAACTTCACGCACTTTGTTTAGGGGTACGGAGCGTAGGACTCCTTTGTGGGTTACTACTATGACTTTACCTGATAGTTGGACATATAACATTATAGGTTGCTCACTTATGGAGTTAGTTCAGAGGTGCAGGATTGCCTCTCTATCCATTAAGCGGAGGAATATAAATAAACTATTAAGTTTTATTTATCACTTCGGTTATACTAATCTGTAAGTAGCGAAAGGAGTTAAAGAAATGCCGATGCCTAACACACACGCTCTGCGTCTAACCGACCCAAAGCAGTATGAAGAGTTTAGAACCTTTACCCCTGATGGATTTCCCGATGGGATTTATTTCATCTTGGGGGTTAAAGATGGGAAGACGGAGCCTCAGTCTTTAAGGGGTGACGCTAGTAAAGTTTCCTTCAAGGAGCTTTTAGACTTCGCAGAAAGAAATGACATGAAGCCCATCGAGAAAGAGAGGGCTTCCTCTGTGAAGACGGATAAAGAAGTCTTGAAGTCCCTCAAGCCAGACCTCTTTGCGACTTGGGCGGAAGTTCAACTCTGTAAGGGTGGCGACTCCGAAGGTCGGGCTTTGATTGAAGGGATTATTTCTAGCGACTCGGTTGACCAACAAGGCGACCGCATACTTCAAGAGGGGTTGGACTTTAGTTATTTCTTATCGAAGGGATTTCTAAATGACGACCACAAGAGCGGTGCGGGGAATATAGTGGGTCAGCCTATTGAGGTTTATCACACCACAACCCCTAGTGGTGCTAAGGCGACCGCCATGAAGGGGTATCTATATACCAATAAGGCGAGGGCTAAAGAAATCTATGACACAGCGGTCGCGTTAGCGAAGGCTAAGTCTGATAGGAAGTTAGGTTTCTCAATAGAGGGTCAAGTACTTGAGCGTGACCCAATGAAACCCACTATAATCAAAAGGGCTAAGGTACTTCATGTTGCAGTCACCCATCAGCCCGTAAACCCAGACACAGCCAACCTAGAGTTAATCGCTAGGTCACTTGGAGAAGGTATGAATATGAATAAGACCGCTCAAGAGATAGCCAACCACATTATGAGTATGCACCCTGAGCTGGCTCATAAAGATGTGTTAATGGAGCTTCTAGCCCTTATTGATAATGCACATGGATATGAGGGTAAAGACTCTGAGGATAAAGGCTATGGAGCTAAGGGCTATGGAGCTAAGGGTGATGAGTATAAAGACGCAGAGGATAAAGGCTCTGAGGCTGAGAAATCTCACGCTGAGTTAGAGATTGAGATTGAGGTCAATAAGAAGCCCGAAGACGAGGGTGAGGACTCTATGGAGGGTGAGGACTCTATGGATGGCGAAGGCTCAGTTGAGGGTGAGGATATGGCTGACCCTAAGCAGGAGTTAATCAATGCCGTCACTCATAAACTTCTAGGTGAGTTTGCTAAGATGGCTGAGAAACAGATGGGTGACTTAATGGAGCCGAAGGCTGAGAAATCAGCCCCTATGGTAAGTTCATCTCAGCTTGCTTGGGTACTCTCTAATAGTTTTCCAAATCTATCTGCCCAAGACGCGAAAAAACTTGCAACTAGGCTTGTTGCTATTGCAAGGTCTAGGGTATAATCTCTATAATCTATAAATACATAGACACCTATAGGAGACTGAAAATGGATACTACAAACGAGTCTGTCGAACTCGACAAGGTGCAAGCCGTAGTCGAGGAGTTAGCCAAGAGCCTCAAAGCTGATGATAGCCTTGAGGTTTTGGCGAAGGGTGCAGACCAGATTGTCGAGCAGAATAAGGCGTTAATCGCTGAGTTCAGCAAGTCAATGGCTGACCTAGTGGCTAAGGTGGAGGCTATTTCTACCCGCCTTGACGCACTCACCGAAGTACACGCTGATGTTAAGAAATCTCTTAATGAGATTTCTACACAGCCCGTAGTCAAGGCGGTCGTCACCGCTGATGTCGCACCCCTTGACACCAAGCCCGCCCCCGTTGCTCTTTCTAAGAGCATGGTTTCTCAGAGAGCCATCGCAGAACTCGCTTCTACTACCGATAGAGACCGCCTTAGTGTAATCTCTCGTAGTATCGCACAGCTTGACTCTGGCTTCCACCCCTCAGAGGTTGCCCGCAACCTCGGTTACACCTTTTAATAGAACCCCCAATAGAGAGACAGGAGATATTATGCTTCCACAGAACAACGCAATGGTGAATGTTGACGACCTCGTTCGTATCAACGACCAGCTCCGCAAATCGGCTGTAGGGTATGCAACCCCCTCAGTCCCTGACGCGAACGCACCCCTCTCCCCCCTCGTGCCTCAGAGCATTGAGGATACCCTTTCGGTCGCCACCTTCGGTATGAGCGAGCTTGCCCTCTGGCCCGCCATGCCCAAGACCGATGTGAAGTCCACCCTCCATGAGTATGTTGTGGCTCGTGAGCATGGTGCTGACCTCGACCCCTTCATCGGTGAGGGTGGTGGTGGTTCTGCTGACTTCGGTCTTTCTCAGGCTTCTTATGAGAAGAAGGCTGTGAAGGTCAAGTTCATGGCAGAGCGTAGGCAGGTGAGCGATGTGGCTTCGATGGTTGGTCTTATCGGTGACAACCGCGAGGCTATCGCTGAGGAGACTATGCGTGGCACTATCGCTCTCATGGGTAAAGTTGAGTCTCAGCTTTTTCACGGTGATGAGAGCCTCAACCCTGAGGGCTTTGACGGCATTATCAAGCAGATTAAGGCGGCGGGCAAGAGCCA